CCTACATCAAACGCAATAGTTGCATTAGGTTGTACTGTCAAAGTAATAACATTTAAACATTTAAGAAATTTATCTGCATAAGTTGCAAGTATATTTCCTGTTGCAGTAACTTCTATAATATCCCCGTATTTTTTTAATGTAGAAATATCATTTGCATTATTTTGTACATCACTCAAAGCTCCATAATAACCATCTGCATTATCTTTTGTTAAATAACTTTCTCCAACTACACTATCAAACCATGCTTTCCATTCATCATAAAACTCACCACCTGGTTCATCAGTTTTACCTTCAAACCATGAATCCCATTGAGCTTGTAAACTTGCAGTATCTAATTCAATTAAACTATTTACTATTCCACAATAATTATCATTTAATCTTTCATCAGTGATCTGTGTTGATTTTGTAGTTGTATCTCCAACATTCACTCTTACTTGAGCTAAACTTAAATCATATTTTAATTCTGTAGTTAGATCTCTTACTAAATCTGGTGCTACTGGACTTGCAGCAGGCGTTCCTTTAATTACTTGTACGCTAATACTTCTTGTATCATCATTTAAATTCAATCTTAAAACTATTCTATCAATTCTTGGATTTACTGAATCTGCTGCTTCAATTGTTAATGGTTTTATTGAACTATTAGAATAGTAATAACCTTCCATCCATGCTTTACCAACTGCAATATCAATTGTCATATCTATTTCATCACTCGAAACTTGTAATTCTGTTCCACCATTAAATATTCCATTTGTTAAAAAACTTCTGAAGTATTCTGCAAATTGATCTACTGAATACTGCCTATCAGCACCAATAGATTTAAAAAAACTTGAATATTCCATTATTTAATCACCTCGTTTTCAACATTTTCAAATTTATCTTTTATTAATTTAGTTATTGATTCAGGATCATCTCCAAAACTAACATTAATCGTTCTTCTATTATTCTCATAAATTTCAGTAACACTTGTTATTATTACATCCCTTTGAACATTCCATTTCTTATTTACAGTTGTAACTTTATTCCCTAAATTCCAATCAACTTCATATTCAAATGGTCCTTGATTTAATATTTGACTATCTAAATTAAAGGTCTTCTTAAATTGCATTAATGATTGCTCACCTTTTGTAGTTAATTCTCCTAGATCAAATAAACTAGGTTGATTAACAAATGTCTCTATTCTTTCAATACCAACTTCAGTTCCAACAGTTTGAATAACTCGACTTGACCCAGTACCACTTCCACCAACATAAGCAAAATTTTTATAAAATTGATTATTTTCATTTAAGTTTTGATTTGCTATATTATCATATTCATAACTAAATAATACTGGATTTCCTGAAATAATTGTTTTATCTACACTTTCAATCACATCAATATCAATTCCACTCCCATTAAAAGAACATTCAATTCCCATATCAGAAACATAATTAATTTTCTTTAATTCATCTGATAAATTTTTATACCTGGAACTCCAATCAACAATTATCCCTCTTGATTGATCTGCTTTTAAAGTAAATTCTGTAAATTTTCTATTTACATCAACTGGATTTGTTACATTATTTTCAAGATAATGTTTAATAACAGTTTCAGCATTACTATTTATATCATCTGTATCAGATGCAAATGTCAACCTTTGAGTAAATAAATAATCAGTTGTATATGCAGTAATAGTTAAAATTTCACTTCTCATTCCATCTTCAGTTAATTGAATATTTCTAGCTTTAATAATCCCAAATTTATTAGTATCATTTCCAACTAATATATAATTTTCTGTCTGCAGGTATTCTGTATCTTTTAAATTCATGTTTATCGTAATAATAATTTGTCCATAAGTTCTAAAATTACGTGTTACAATCAAACTTTTATAATTATCAATTTCAGTTAATAAATTAAAATATTTATCAAATATTCTTATTGGTTTCATATTAAACACCTGCATATCTTTGTCTATATGATATAGTTACACTTGCTGTATTAATCCCAGCATCTGCAGAATAACTAACTTCATTTTCTCCAATTTTTAAATTGAAAAATGTACTTGCTAAATCAATATTTCCAAATGCATTACTTTGTGAATTTCCAGCATCAAATATTACTGATTTTTCACCTAATGCAGTATTAATAATTAATGACTCACCATCAAGTAATGTTTTAGTAACTTTAATATATTCTCCAGTAGTTTCATTTAAAACTATTGGATTTGTGGCCGGACCATTAAAAATTATTTTAACAGGTGTTTCAACATCACCTTCATTATTAATTGTAGTTCTATTCGTTCCTCTTGTTTCAAATTCAAATGCATCAGTTAATTCTAATGGAAAACTAAATTGAGGAACTGATTGAGTCAATATTTCACCTGTAACAAAATTGTCTGTCCAAAATGGATTTGTGGCCAACAAACTAAACATAACTTTTTGTGTAGTTGGTCCTTTATCTTTTAAAACAAATACTGGAGCTAAACTAACAGTACATACTAATCTTTTAATTACAGTTTCTCCAGCACTATAAATTAATTCACCATTTCCTAATTTAGGATTAAATATTGAATTCAATGTTTTTCTCATTTGAAAAAGTTCTTCATTATTATCTGCTAACAGCATTACTTCAAAATCAATATTTCTATCCTGCAGAACTGTATCAAGATAACTTGATCCATCTTGAAAAGCTGATTTTTGAGTTTGAATATCTGTTTCAGCTCCACCAGTACCAGTTATATATTGTAGAAAATAAGGTTTTGACTGTTTCAATTCAATTGAATCTCCATTTGCATTTATAAATACAACACTTTCAGCCATTTTATACGCCCCATTCCATTGCAAGTTGTCTATTTGATTCTTGAATTTTTCTTTTTATTTCTGAAGGATTTAATACTCTTGCACTATTAATATTTATAGTCTGATTAATTCCCTGGTTAACACTTGGTGAAATATAACCATTTTGCGTTGGTGTGAACACTTCAGCTCTTTTCTCTCCAACAATGTATGATTCGCCAGCTCTAACTGGTCCACCGTGCTCTCTCATTCCTTTAATATCATATGCATTTCCAGAATTTACAGTTTTCTCTCTAGTTTCTTTTTTTTCAATACTTTTTTTATTCAATTTATCTATATATTCAATAGCCGTTTTCACTGCTGATACAACTTTCTCTATTTTATCTACCGTAAATTCAATAGCTTTATTAATTCCACCAAATACAATTTCAAATGTTTTTTGAATGCCTGGCATATGTTCATCTACCCAATTAAATAAAACTCTTAAAATTGGCATCAATGTTACTTCTAAAATATTCCATACACCATTTATAACATTCCATATTGTTTCAAATGCAACCCTAAAAATTTCTTGAAAAACAGGCATGTTTGCTTGAACCCAACTATAAATATTTTTTATAGCCGGTACAAAATATTCATTAATCACATCAATAGCAACATTAATAGCATTACTAACTACATCAAATACAGTTTTCATAACAGCTTGAATTGTTGGCATATTATCAGTAATAAATGAAATAAACTTATTAAGCATAGGCATCATTTCAATAGCAAGTTTCATTGCTAAATTTCCTATTGTTTTTTTAACTTCATCAAATCCAACTCTAAAATCATTTGCAGAATTTAAAGAATCTTTATCAAATACAACAGCATTATCTTTTGCATCTTTTAAACCATCTACTCCAAGTGCAACTATTGGAGCCATATCTTTCCAGGAACCACCAAATAAATCAGTACCAATTTTAGCTCGTTCCGTTTTATTCGTTACACCTTGCAATGCAGTAGTTAATACATTCATTCTTTCATCTGCACTCATAGCATTTAAATCTTCATATGAATAACCTAATTTGCTTGCTGCTTCTGCAGCTTTACCAGTCCCAGCACTCATTGTATCCATTGTTTTTGTTAATTTCTCACTTGCATTTGTCATTGCTTCAGTTGATGTTCCAGCTACAACAGCAGCATTTTGCCATTTCTGAATTGAATCAGTTGTCATACCAGTAATGTCTTCTAAATCTAAAAGTCTATCAGCTGTATCACCAACTTTTTTCCCTAATGCTACACTTGCAGTAAGTGCAGTTCCAAGTCCAATTGACATAACTTTGCCTGCTTTTTTTGCAGTATTTCCCATTTTATGCAAAGATTTTGCTAATTTTTGACCATTTGTGTCCGTTTTATGCAAGGATTTATTAGCTTCATCATTATTTATAAATACGGATCCTAATAATTTAAATATTTCTATATTAATCACCTTCTCTCATATTGCTCTACTACTTTAAGCATTTCATCTTCAACTTCTTCAAGTGAAACATCAGTATACTTATTTGTAATTAGATCATCTTTAAATTTACTAAATTGAATAAACTCAATTTGTTTTGTGGCCATCATTGGATATAAACTCATCCACATAGTCCAAATATCTGCATCTCTTTCTTTTTCAATTGAATAAATTAAAAGTTTAGTAATGTTCCTAATTTTCATTTTTGATTCATTTGTAATTCCATAATTGCTGAATAATAGATTTAACGTTTTTTCATATCCTACTAAACAGCTTGCTTGAAAAAATTAACCACTTCTGGATCAGCAACAATGTCATTATAGATTTTAAATAATACTGTAATACTTTCTTTCTTAGCTTCTTCTTCAGAAACATTGAGGACAATAGCAATGATTTCGAATAATTCTGGTTTAATTTTTTTAGCATTTTTAAATACATGCTTAAATAACATATCCATTCCTAATTCTTCTTGTTTACCTTTTTTAAAATTCTTAATTGCATATGTTTTCAAATCCAATTTTTCATAAATTCCACTTACTGCTGGCAACATATCAATTGCTTGCTCTAATTCAATTTTCATAATTATTCTCCTAAAATAAAAAGGGACCCATTAAAGTCCCAATTTCGCTATTCTATTGCTGCAATAGTTTCAATTTTAAATAAATCTTTAGCATCATCTACTGCATCCCAATGTGCATTAATTTCTAATGCAGTTTCAGCTTCACCTTTAGGTTTTGCAGCAAACCCTAAACCATTTTCAGCCATTGCTGAATATAGAGTTATTTTTCTATATTCACCTTTAATAGTTTTAGCAAACATAGTAACATTTTTTAAATATGCTGCATCGCCAATAGCTCCAATATTTCCTGACTCACCAGTTAATGAATACGGTGTTGCAGAACCATCACCATCTAAAGTACAAAATGGCAATGCCAATGCTAATTTATCAATTGACGAATCTAACATAACTAAAGATAAAACTGCATCCATATCATCAACTACTTGCATTCCTTTAGTTTTCCCTTTAGATCCATCATATTCAATATCTCTTATTGTTGCACTTACTTTAAACTCACCACCACCTTTAACTGGAGCGATTTGTTCTTGATCTACTTCGCCATAATTCCTATAAATTATGCCATAATCAATTTGAATATTTTCAACTTGCGTCTGGTTTAAACTCATACTTAATTACCCCTTTCGAATAGTTTTCCCAAATATGTGTATTTTCTTCTTTTAATTTTTATATCAGGATCATTTAATGCCAATTTATTTTCTAAATAAAAAATAACAGTTAAATCATCTGAACTTAATACATGTTTATTAATTTGATTAATAGTGATCATTAAATCTTCAAGTGTAATACTATTATCGCTCTTATCCCATCCATCAATTTCTAGACTTACTAATTGTTCATCTTCACCGCCATCATATATATTGGTGATGTTATAAACAACATACGGAAACACAGCATCATCAGGAACGTTTTGAAAATACACTCTAGGATGTAATGTTTTTAAATAAGCGTGTAATACTTTTCTTAAATTTTTCAATTTTAATCATCCTTTATCTCTTCGTTTTCATCAAAATCATCTTTTACGTCTGTTTCAATTCCTGATAAATACTTTGATTCAATTTCCCTAATTTTATCAATATTGTTAAAAACTGCAGGTTTTAAAAATGGATGCGCTTTCATTTTAACAGTTCCAAATTCTAATAAATGCGTATGATATGCAGGTGTTATATCTTTTTTTATAGCTTGTT